CAAAACTGACTATATTTAGCGTTCCAAACGGTGGAAAACGAAATGCACTAACAGCCACAATATTAAAACGTGAGGGTGCACTTGCAGGAGTAGCTGACTTATTTCTAATGTATCCTTCCAAAACCTATCACGGATTGTTTATTGAAATGAAGTTTGGCAAGGGCGTACAAAGTGAAGCGCAAAAAGAATTTGAGAAGCAATGCAAGTTATTTGGCTATAAATACGAACTTTGCTATACATTTGATGATTTTGTTAGAATTATTCAAACTTATTTTTATAATTAATTAAGGCGATTTCGCCACAATTAAATAAAGCAGCCAATGGCAAAGCCAACACAACTAGGAATAATCGCAATGAAGTATATTGAGAAATTCCCAAATAGTAGTAAGAATACTTTAGCCGAGAAAATGTTTAATGAAAATCCTTTAGTCTTTAATGATGCCGAACACGCAAGAACGGTTATTAGACACTACACTGGAGCAGGTGGTAAGAAAACCAGAAAACCTACATCACCAAACTTGATAATGGAAAGTGATTTTAGCGCACAAAATCCATACGGACTACCCGAAAGCGAAGAAAAGCCAAGCGTCATTTATAAGATGCCAACGGCTAACAACAACATCCTAGTTTTATCCGATGTTCATCTTCCATACCAAAACAACAAGGCTTTGACTTTAGCACTTGACTACGGAAAGAAAGAAAACATCAACACCATTCTTTTACTTGGTGACATCATGGATATGCACAAAGCTAGTTTCCACGAACAAGACCCAAAGAAGCGTGACCTAGCTTATGAGTTTGAATTGTGCCGAACTTTCCTTGATGTGCTACAAAAAGCATTTCCATTAGCTAAAATATTTTTCAAAGAGGGGAATCACGAAATGCGATGGGAGCGATACCTAAGGGTGAAAGCACCAGTTATTTTGGATATGCAGGAGTTTAGGCTTCAAACAATCCTGCGACTTGGTGAGCGTGGTATCACTTGGATAGCGAACAACCAAGTAATGAAGATTGGCAAACTTTACGCCATACATGGCAACGAGTACAAAGGTAGCGGAGGTATTAATGCGGCACGTACTTTGTGGCTACGTTCTGGAGAAAGCACTATCTGCGGAGATAAGCACAAAACGCAAACGATGCTGAAAACAAACATCAGCGGAAAAGTACATGGCACTTTTGTGATTGGATGCCTTTGCGAATTGAACCCAGACTACTTGACTTTAAACGAATGGAATTTAGGATTTGCGGTTATTAAAGTATTAAAGGGTGGCGAGTTTGAAGTGTACAACAAATCTATTATTGACGGTAAAGTGTTATAACATGGAACAGCTATACCAATGGACTTTTCAAGTATTAGATTATAAAAACTTTGAAGGCACTAACATTGTGGTGTATGCGCCAACGTACAAAGATGCGCTGCGGAAAATACGTGATTTGAAATTGCCACAGCTATCTACCTTTGACGAAATCGAAGACGGGGTTAAACTGATCCAAGTTTATGAAATGGACTTTATTAGTGGATTAGAAGAAGAAGAAGGAGTAACCGAACCCGAAGAAGAATGAAATAATGTGCAATAGACCGCACTTTTGCGGTTAATGAATGATTAAGCAAACGGAATGATTAAAGGAAAATAATTTCACTATTTTATTATATTTGCATAACGGTTCATCTCACATTATAAGCCGAGAAAAATATTGCCCTTGTTAATGAAACCGAAGTGAGATGCGGTGGATTTGATAAGGGCGTTTTATTTTAAAAAAATACTATGTTAAAAATCAAAGAAGAATTTAAAAAGTTAATACCAGCTCCAACAGCAGAAGAATTTAATCAATTAGAACAAAATTGTTTAGACGAAGGTATAAGGGAAAAAATAATTACTTGGAATGGTTTTATAATTGATGGGCATAATCGCTTTGAAATAGCTACAAAGCACCAATTGAAGTTTGAAACCGAAAGTAAACATTTTGAAAGCGAAAATGATGTAAAAGAATGGATGATAAACAACCAGTTTGGGCGCAGAAATTTAAGTAACTACCAAAGAAGCGTTTTAGCGTTGGAACTTGAAAGTGTTTTTAGTGAAAGAGCAAAGGAAAAGCAAAAAGAAGCAGGTGGAGCGGTTCGTCAGATATCTGACAAAGCGGTTGTGGATACAAAAAAAGAAGTTGCAAAGGTTGCCAATGTTTCACACGATACTATTGCAAAGGTAAAGAAGATTGAAGCCGTAGCAACGCCCGAAGTAAAAGCACAATTAAGCACTGGCGAAATAAGCATTAACCAAGTCTATCAAGAAATAAAGAAGGAAGAAAAGAAAGCCGAACACACGGCAAAGGTTTTAGAAGCAAGAGTTGAAACAAAGGTGAGCGATAACATTATTCTGGGCAATAGCTTAGAAATTTTAGAAACTTTAGAAGATGGATGTATTGATATAGTTTTAACAGACCCACCTTATGGAATTGATTATGTTTCTAATCGTTCAATTTATGATAATACAATAACAAAAAGAGGATTACTAAACGATGGAAAGGATGAAGCCTTTGACTTATTGGATAAAACTTGTGAGGTATTGCAAAGAAAAACAGCCGAAAACTCACACCTATATTTCTTTTGCAGTTGGGCAGTATTTAGTAATTTTGAAACAATTATAAGTAAATATTTTACTATCAAAACGCCCATTGTTTGGGACAAAGGCAACAAAGGGAGTGGTGATTTAGATAATGACTGGGGAAATCAGACTGAAATAGTTATCTATTGTGTTAAAGGTAAAAAACTTGTAAACAATAGAAGAGGCAATTTAATTAGTGTTCCAAGATTGCACACTTCAAAAATGGTACACCCTACCCAAAAGCCAAACGAACTAATAAAACAAATACTAGAGGTTTCATTTACTGATGGTGATTTTATTGTTGACCCATTTATGGGTTCAGGAAGCACCGTAAAAGTTTGCAATGAATTAAAAGCGAAATGTCTGGGTATTGAATTAGACAAAGAAATGTTTAACATAGCAAATAATTACATCAATGGAAATTAGGGAATTAGAGCGCAAATTTATTAATGACATCAAGTCTATCGTTTACCAAAACATTAGTAATTTACCTAAAAATTGTTTTATTGTTAATGAAAGTTCAGAAGTTGAAGACACTAAACTATCTTTTGATTTATATTTTAGCGCAGACATACAAATATCTGTTAGGATAAGGTCTTTTAAATACAGAAACTACAATGACATCACAATTAGAAGCAGAGCAAAAAATGGTGGATTAACGGAAATTGATAAACTAATTGACGGCAAAGGACAAATTTATTTTTATGGTGTTTTATCTGAAAACGAAGAAAAAATAATAAAGTATATTTTGTTTGATATTGATAAAATTAGGAATAAGTTAAAGGAAAATGGAGTAGAAAAAACTAATTTTGATGGGACTAAGTTTAAATGTTATACCTTTGATTTCTTAAAAGATAATAGTGCAATAATTAATTACTATTTTTGACCCATGCCAATACCTAAGCCAAACAGCAACGAAACTAAGGATGAATTTATTCAGCGTTGCATGAGTGATGATGTTATGGTCAGCGAATACAAAGACGAAGCGCAAAGATACCGACTTTGTTTGTACAGCCATGCAAATGATTTAAAAGCGCAGAAAGAAATCTTAAACGCTGAAACGTACAACGATTACCCGAAAGCCGCAACCGAGAACGCTAAACGTGCATTGAAGTATAGGGATGAAAGTGGCAACCCGAAAGGATGTGGAACGCCAGTTGGGTGGGCAAGAGCAAACCAACTAGCAAACCGTGAACCAATAAGCCGTGAAACAATAGCACGAATGGCAAGTTTTGCAAGGCACTTGCAATATGAGAATGTACCTTATGAGGAAGGGTGCGGAGGTTTGATGGTAGACGCTTGGGGCGGGCGTGTCGGTATCGAGTATGCTCAAAGGAAGTTGGAGCAGATAGATAAAAAAGACTAACTTTGTTTTAAAACTAGTACACAATAAATTGAATAGTCAAATTTTTTCAAATGAAGCAGGGCGGTAAAAGAGAGAACGCAG